TCTCCTCATCCACCGCTTTCTGCGATGCTGTCTCCTTGGGGATCATGATCTTCTCAGACGCACCAGGCATGATCTGCCCAACTGCGATCTGAAGCATCTTCTCGGTATCAAGAGTGCCTGATCTATCAAGTGCAGGGGCAAGCTCGGCAACCGCTTTTACGCGCTCAAGCATTTGTGCGGGATCTTGGGTTGCCACATCAAACTGCAAGTAAAAGTCGAATCTTTCGCCTGCTTTGCCCTTATTAAATTTCTGTATGTCCTGCATTCCGGTAACTCGGAAAAACTCTGCATCGGGTCCATACTGCTGATACAGCGTCCATACTTGGTCGATCACATATTTAAGGTGATTAAATACCTTATTGATCGTGGCCTGCTGTTTGTTCTGCCCTTCCACGGGGTCTACGCCTGGAGCGTTATTCCCCATATAGCGGTCGAATAATTCCTGTATGTATCTACGGACTTCCACATTTCCGCCATCAAATGGGGGTGTGCTTGCCCAACGAATTTCGCCAGGTGTACGATAAGGAACACGAACTCCCGGACCCCATTTCGAGGGAGGTCTTCCGAGAGGGTGTTCAAGCGGGGGCAAAGTTGCTAATGATTGACGATCAGTCATTGAGTCAATCTGTATCTTCATCTCCTGCTGAAGAGGTTCTCCCACTTCAGGGATTGAGCGCGATGAGTAAAGTCTCTTGCTTACATTCTCATATTTCGTAACCACGAATGGATACTTACCATGAGCATAATCCATAAGTTCATGCTTGGCATACAACTCAGGAATATCGGGATGAAAGATTGTGCAGTAGATACCGGGAACTCCATCCTCATCAAGCAGTCTTTGATAACAGTACACTATTCTAATAGTCTCATCGTCATCACGAATGATCGCATCTTCCTGTCGCACATTATAAAGACTATTGTCTGCCTGTGTATGTTTGGCTAAATGCTTTGCCTTCTCCACAAACTCGGCATCCCATCCTTCGGAGTTAACCTTGGATTCCAACTGCTCAGGAGTCATGTGCAATACATGGAAGCAATAAGGTGCCTCCTGCGGATCAATAGTATAGTTAGGCCAAATAACATCCTCGTCAGGTGCCAATGCTTTGATGCGGGGTCGATTTACGACCTGGCGGGTAACGGGTACTGTGGTTGTGCCATCCTTGCGTAGCTCGCGGAGCATCGCTTTTGCTTTGGACTTGGATACTTTAAATTGGTCTTTTAACGCGGCGGACAACTCCTCATCCATACTTCCATCCTGGATCGCTTGTGCGATCTGTGGAAGTACCTGTGCGATCTCATCCAGGCGGATGGTTTGTTGCTGTTTAAGTTCCTTGGAGTCCCAATAAACATAGTGGACCATCAGGCCCTTCTCAAAAAAGTGGTTTAATCCTAATTCCAATTGATCGTAAAACTCCTCCATCTTGGAGTTCATTAACCAACGAAGGAACATAGATATTACATTAGCACGCTCAACATCACCTGATTCCACAGGGGTAGCCACGATATGTGCGGATCTTACCGCATTTGTAGTCATAGCCACGCACTTGTTTATCTGATTATCCACCATGCGGATCTCTTGATCACTCGCACCATCCCAGGGGAATACCTCTCCGGTTTGGCTCAGATGGGAATGCTTCTTGAAATCATCGGACTTTCCTGCCCATAAACAATTTCTTACATCGTAATCGCGCTGTCTACGGTCTAACCATTCGCCCAACTCCGACTGTGTCCTGCGGTAAGTTTCCGCAAGGTAGTCGACATCAGGCTCTTTACTGACATAAAGTAATTCGTCATCGGCGGCAGACTGCATATGCGTAGCATAATGTACCCTTTTGTAGTTGACATGGCAAGTCAATATCCACCGCCACCTGTACACATCAGGCTTCCACCACCAATATAGTCAGGTCCGCTGACCATTAAATATCTGATAGTATCCACAAAATCCTTAAAATGCTCCTGGCGGGAACTCCCCGTATACTCAAGCATCGAGGTAATAAAATTATCGCACCTGTCAGATACGAAGAGTTTGGGTCTGTTCTTCTCTGTCATTGGTTCCGTATCATCCCATGCTAGTGCATCATTGATTTTTGCAATACCCGCCTCCACTTCCACGCCCGGTGCGGGTCGCATAACAAAGTCAAGATTCGCCATAGTGTTAATAATATTACTCTCCCCCTCCTTCTCGCGCACCGTGGCGGCTCCCATACGAGGGTCAACGATTCGCTCGAAGATATCCTCGCCCTGTTCCAAAGCCTCGAAATGCTCCTTGTATGCGGCATACCCCCATCCTAGCGGACGCTGTGCAGGCCCTGGTTTACCCACGCTCTTGCCCAAACCATTTACATGCGGCAATGCCCATTGACCCATCGATGAATCAGGGAACTCCCGGTACACATAGATCGTGCCATCCTCCAGGACTGCCGCCCATATCGCGACCCAAGGTTTTGATCCACCGGGATCGCAGACAAAGTACCGGGTGGTTCGTACCGTAGGATCAGCGATGAAGGGGATTCGTTCATGGGGGACAACATTAGTGTCTCTGTTAAACTTAGGGAATCTCCCCTCCATCGCCTTGCTTGGAATCCCGTAAAGACGGGCAAGCTTCACTTCCTGCGGTTGTTTGGAGTAGGTTCGGATCAGTTCGTTGTAGTCAACAAAAGGGGACATCTCAGACCAAAAGTAATAAATCCGACAATCAGGCCAATTGGTGGATATCTGTTCAACAGGTAACTCTCGACCCATCAATTCGCTATATCTCGACTCCACAGTCTCCGCACCCTTCAATAGACTATTAATCAATGGGGTCCATCCCTGCAAGGTCGTGAAGGTCAACAGTACCCGTCCATGATAGTCCACGGTTCTACCGCCTACCAATGTCTCGAAGATGCTTTCAGGTGCCTCCTCATCCATATGAATGCAATGAGCTGACCATCCCTCGAATATCTGCGGGTCTGCCTGATACTGCCTGTAATTATTAAAAGATATTGTACTCCCCCGTTCCGCACCTGGTGTGGTTGGTGGTAGGATCGCCTTGGCGGAATTGAATCCATTCTTCTGTGTGTACTGCAAGGAATGGTTCTCGCTCTTCTTCTTTGCCCGTTTGTACCTCATGGGAAGTGCTTCCCATATGTACCGTTGAGCATCCGAAATACTGCGCTCCTCCGATACATGCAAAGAACGAATCTCCGCTTCAGGAATAGTCTGTGCCATATGCACAAGCAGACGGGACGCGAAAGTTGTTTTGGAACTCCGGTTTCCACCAAGCACCACATGGATCTTGTTATCCTTCCAATTATCCATCACCCGCCTCCAACCAGGAAGAGTCCAACCCCATTGGATTGGATCTTCCTTCTCCGACTCCGGTTGGTCCAATATCAAACGGGACAAAGTCTCTGCGCGCTCCTGCGGTAGGGCATCTATCTCCTCGCCTGATAATGCACACGCAAGCTCGCCCTTCTCATACTTCAGGTCAGGTATCCACGGAATACCAAAGTGGGCATCTACCTCATCTGCGTAGGTTATCTTAGGCATACCCCTCCACTATCGTGCAATCCTTTGGATCTATGCGGAAAATTGGTTCTATATCCTCCGAGTCGCGGGTTGCTCGCGTCCTGCCTCCCAACTCAAACTTATAGTCCCTGTTAAAATCCCATGTATGAAAACATAATGCATCCTTGCATCTGAAAATCAGAGTAAACTTCTTACCGCTCGTCTCGAATAACTGCTTGGCCGCCTCGATCTTCTTGTACGAAATCATGAACGGATACTGCCCATAGTTAATATTTAAACACTTTAACTCCGCCCATCCGTAGTGGTCACCCTTCTCAATGAGGAAGTCCACCTTGTACTTAATAGGATTGAGCTTATGGAATACGCAGTCCCATACCTTGCTCAAAAATCCACATACCTCCTTCTCATTATCGAGGTCCTGCTGTGTCTCGTACCTCTTCCTCATCCTCTCGCCTGTATCTCCATGCCCACCACTATCCCTTCTTTGAGCGTTTGGACCGGGATTTGCGCTTCTCCAACGCTGAATCCCTGCGTATCCGTTCCAATGTCTCTTGGTCTAATTTCGATGGTGGGGGACCCAACTTTTTCAAGTCGGGTCGTGGTAAGCTTTGAACGGATAGTGGTATTGCTCGCCCATATTTTTTCCAAAAGATCGGATTCCATCCCGGTGGTACTTTCACTTCGCATGACTCGCCTTTGCCTCAATCACCTCGCTGAATAAATCACAGCATCTTCTCTTTAACTCCGCATTCTCCCTCTCCAACTGATCCACCCTCTTCTTCAGTTCCAGGTTCTCCTCGGATAAACGACCCACCCATTGGGGCCAATTCTCAAGCTTCTCCCCTGTTGGCTTATACACATTCACTCCTCCTCTTCCTCCTCCTCGTCGTCCACCAACTCGATATCACTATCGAATACGATCACCTGTTCATCATAGTACTCGCGCAATGCCTTCTTGCAGGCATCGATAATACTATCATCAAACAGATCACTCTCCTCTTCCCATCGATGGAAAGTATTTTTTAACTCATGAATTAGTTTTCTTTTTGCGTTCATTTCTAAAATTTAATTCGGCTCGCGCCTTGGGCATCCTGCGTGGAATATCCGTCCTCCAGGTATTTGCCGGACAATCAGGATCTCGTTCCCCCTCGCGGTAGCGTAACTCGCAATTCGACCAAAAATACCGCCATCCACGATTGATCTCCTCAGAACTAAGAAGAGTACCAAACATATAATCCATATCATCCATCACATAAAAATAGAGCAACCCTAGCCCACCGAGTGTCGTGGAGGTATCCCTCGTTTTCCTATCGCCTTGCGGCCCAAAACTAGGATTGCTCTGAAATTCATTTAACCACTTCCCACATATCCCTGTCCAAATGCTTCACCTTCACACTCTCTCCCAACTTCAAATACTTGCCCGGTTTGCTCCTAAACTTCCCATGACTACCATCCGCAAACTCTATCAATCTGATAAATCTATTCTTAGGCACCCCGTATACCTTCGCATCCTGCACCAAAGCATTCCCCGTACTCTGCCTCACCACACCCTCAATAATACTTACCCTCTTCTCCTGGGCCTCATCTATCATCTCATCCACTTCCGCTAAATCACGCTGAATATTCAACTCCTCCTCCAACTCCTCCAATTTAGCCACCATCTTCTTGCTGAACCTCTTCAGACTGAACGCCATCCTCGCAGTACTCGCCTTCACCCCCATCATGTCAGCAAATGCCTTCTTCGTAAGACCATGCCTCTCTAATATCTTTCCCGCCCGTTCCGTATCCATGTGTCACCTATTGTAGTTTATGCATTGACCTGTCAACACTTTTGTGCAAAAAAATAACTCATGGGTAACAAAGCCACCGTAAAAGCTCTACGCAAAGAACTAAAAAACGATATCATCGATTCTGCCGCCAAGATTGCCATGAAGAAAGCAGATGCCACCAATGAGACACGAAAGCTCCAGGCAAAGGCAAACAACCCCACAAAGAAACAAAAGGATATCCAGGACTATACACGCCACTTCCTGCGCTACCGCCTCGAAATGACTGAACAGGAATATCTGAACGCAGTTTCCAATAAACTATCCGCCATAGTCGGAGACAACCTCAACCTCATCCACGAAAAACTCGATCAGATACCTCCCCAAAACCTCGCCTATACCCTCTCCGTACTCTTTGACAAACTAATGACCATCAACGGAAGACCCACCAACATCACCGCTTCCGCCAATGTCAAACTAGGTTCCTCCGATATGACCCCGGATAAAGTAAGATCCATCCTCAAGGGTGCCAAGAAGGCCACAGATTCACTCCCCAAGCAAGCCTCCGAGGATAAGGTCATCGAAGTATCTGATGAAGCGTAGAGGCTCCCTCTATGAACAAACATTCTTCACGGAAGCCCTAGCCCGTAATCTCGAAGTATTTACCCCCCTGGGCGATTACCTACCTCAGGACTGCCTAGTCATGAACCAAGCGGGCAAAGTATTCAAAGTACAAATCAAAGGCACTAAGGATAAAGTATTCGATAAAGCAAATGGTGGACAAGGCAGATATATGGTCACCACCGCATCAGGCACTACCAAAAAAATGACCATAGATTGCACGAAGGTCGATATACTTGCCGCTTATGTCGAAGCTATACCCACTTGGTACATAATACCATGCCTCGAACTAAACCAGGCCCTGCGCATATCCCTCTACGCTCATAACCCACTCTCCAAGGCAAAGCACGAAAAGTACCGCGAGGCGTGGGATCTCTTTAAAACCCCGTAGAACCACACACAACCCCACCTAGACTACATACGAGTACCGCAGGGGGGCGCAAATGGCGGGGAAACCGTATGGCAGGAGGCGCGATTTGCGGGGAAACCGTATGGCGAAAAAATTATGCGGGGTGGTGATGATAATACAGAATTAGCGCGGACGCGGCGTGACCCCCCTCCCCCCCTTGTGGCGTGGCTCGCGTCTCGCTTTAGCAATTGATTCTAAGTCACATGCTATGCTTTAGCGTTGACTATCAGCACTTTACGCAATTGCACGCCAGGAAAGCGGGAAAACATGCTAGGTTTTAAGCGGGTTTGCCGGGTTTGCGTGAACCGGGTTTGCCGGGTTTGCCGGGTTTGCGTGCAATCTGCTTTACACATGTATAGCAAACTTGTGGTAGGGTGCAGAAATGCATTACATTCTGTCGTTTTGCGTCAATCGCTTTTCCCCGGTTTCCAGGGTTTCCGCTTTCCCGCTTTTCCCCTGGTCCCGCGTTTTCTTGGTTCCCGCTTTTCCTCTTTCCCCGGTTCCCGCGCTTTCCCTTTTATTCGTTTGAACCGTTGGCCATATGGCCGGGAACCGGCCCGGTGGCCCGCGTAATAAGGAAGCGCGTTTATATAGTGTTATACCTACGGATACAAATATCTGTTTTATTTGTTTGACATTGTTGCTATCTGTAGTTTATAGATGGAAGCATGAAAGAAAAAAGTATGATTCCACCTAAATTATCAACGCCGGGTAAAATTGATTTAGCGCGGGCCGCGCTTGCCAATGATCTACCCTTGCTGTCCAAACTTATTGCGGCAATTCCTGGAGATGCAAGCGCACGCGGTACGACTAAGTACTATGCAACGCGGTTCCTTTCTTGGTTCGAAGATCAAAGCGGGCCGTTGTATTTTTCCGTATTTGCAGAATCGGGTAATATGAAGTTGCCCTTTTATGCTTTCTCGAGTTTGCCCGGTTTCGATTGCCCGGGTGCGGGCGCTTGTTTGTACGGGGACAATGATTTTACGCCGGAAAACTTTGGGAAAGGGTGGTGCTATTCGTTTACGGGATGGCGCTATCCGGCGGCGTTTTTTCGTCAATTGCAAAACTCTATTTTGTTACGGTCAAAAGCGGGCCGGGCAATCGTTGCAAGTAAATTTGCAGATATTCCGGAAGGCCGGACCGTGCGTCTTTATGTAGACGGTGACTTTGCAAACTTGGCTATTTTGCGGTTTTGGATGGAAGCTTGCAAGACTAGGCCGGACCTAGATGTTTACGGTTACAGTAAATCATGGAAGCTTTTTCTCGAGCTAGATAAGCAAGGGTACAAATGGCCTAGTAATTATCTTTTAAATGTTTCGAGCGGGTCCCGGTACGGTTCCACCGTTAAAGATAAGGTTTTGCAATTGGATTGCACGCGCGGCGAGTTTGTAGCGGTCCCCGTTGCGAGAAAGTGGATAACTAGTAAGGCCTACCAGGATAAAGGAAACGAAGGGTCGAAAGAATACCGTAAAGAGGTATTGGAAGCGCTAAAAGATGCGGGCCATGAAAAGAGATTTGCTTGTCCGGGAGCGTGCGGCAATTGCATTGCCAGGAAAAAACACGGTTGCGGCGAAGGCCGTTTGCGCGGCGTTGTCATTGGCATTGGCATTCATGGCTAGAAAGGATAAGAGAAAACGCATGAATAAGGAACAAACACGCGCTTTGCTTGGTCAGCTGATAAGCTTGCAAGCCATGATAAGAGAAATGGAAGAAAAAGGCTTTTCCTGGGATACAATGGCCGAGATAAAACAGGACCTAAATATTATCATTATTGATTTAGAGAAAGCGCTCGACTAGACGCGGTTCTAATCCAAACGAGAAACGCGCTTTTATTTACTTGAATATACTACAGACTTATACACATGAATACACTATTTGAACTAATTTTCTTTTTCCCCTGGGTTCCGGTTTTCGCGGTCATAGCCTGGGACCTTATCCAATACGAGAAAGGCGGGGATCAATGAAGCACGCCAATGACTTATTCGCCCAGGCGGTCAGTCAATTGATCGAGATTGGCGAGAAAGCACGCAAGGAACGGGAAGCACGGGAACGCAAGGCGAGCGATCGTGAAACGATCCGCGTATCGCGTAAGGAGAAACGCGCACATGTGAGGCTCACGGAGCGCGAGAAAGTGCAGTTACATTTCAACTTCAATTAAACCACAAAACAGAAAGAAAAAACTATGAACTTAACAAAAGAGAAACACGCCACACACACGCCAGGACCTTGGCAAATCGAGGATTGCACTCCAGGAGAAAGCACGGGGTTGCGTTTCGAGGTAGGCACAAAAGATAGCGTCATTGCACGCACAACGGACGGATGGAAGGAAGCACGCGCCAACGCGCGCTTGATCGCGGCGGCTCCGGAGCTATTGGAGCAATGCAAGCTATTCGAGAAAGTGCTGAAAGCGATTGGCGATATGGGTTACAAGGATGAAATCGATTTAGACTCTCATTCATGGCTTATGCGGACAATGGAACTCCGCGAGGTCCTCGCCAAAGTAGAGGGGGGTGAGGGATGAGACTTATTGAGGAGAAAGAGAAACCAATGACTGATGACGATAAACTAGATGTAATTCGCGTTATTACCCTTTTGAAAGATTGGTCTTGCATTGACGAGATGATTTCCGATTGGAAACAAGTTGATGATATGGACGGACCTCTTGGTTACGCTTTGTTTGTTCGCGAAGAGGTAAAGGATTTGATTGCGAAACTAGAAGGAGAAACCCATGACTAAGCCAAACGAGTCCGACACAATTGCACGCCTGGCGTTGGGCCTCATCATCTTTTTGGTGATGAGGTACGCGCCCAGGGCGGTTGAAGCTTGGCAAAAGAGAAAAGATATGAAAGGAGAAATGCGATGGAGATAGACATACTAGAAGTAAATGTCAGTCCCGTAATAAAGTTTTTTTGGGACTCCGACAAAAAAAACAATAGGTGGAATACAGTAGGAAATTGTCCTTTCAGGTATCAAGTTACATGTAAATTAAAGATAGACGGTAAAATTATTGAGACTTACAAAGAGACAAAACACTTTGAGATAGATACTAGTCATACGCCTCCTGTATATGCACTTGCCAAAGGACTAATAAGAGAAATCGGATATGAGCAGACATGAAACCCTTGAAGAATTATACTCTCAACTTGATTGGTGTACGGTTTCCTTGGAGAAATTTCGGGAGTTGTACATAAAGTTGTGCAATGAAGAAATTACGCACGAAATATTTATCCGAGAGATCAGCGAATAAGAGAAATCGGCAGGAAGGCACCTAGAAAGCGTTTTGATGTAAAAATCTGTCTAATTTATCAGACCCTACCCCTAAAAAGCACGATTTGATGCCTTCCTGAGCCTCTATCGTGCTTTTTAGTATCCATCTGTAGTTCACCAAGCCTTTGTTTCTTTCTTTTCACCTAAGCTTGTAGTCCAATTCCCCGTACTCTTCTCAAAACCAAGCGTGACCATGAGATCAGTCTCTCCACCACGGTTCTTGGCGATATGGCAATTGATGCGATCCTTGGTTTCATCCACCTTGTCCTCAACTGATAGGAGAAACACGCAATCCGCATCCTGCTCGATACTCCCGGAGTCTCTCAGATCGGAGAGCATGGGCTTTCTGTTATTGATCTCGCATTGTCTTGATAATTGAGAAAGGGCGAGAACCGGAATCTGTAGTTCCATACTGATCTGTTTGAGACTGCGGGAAATGGCGGTGATCTCCTGCACGCGGGATTCGTATCCTGGAGCGGAGACTAATTGCAAATAATCAATCACCGCCAACCCCACATCTCCTTTCACTCGCTCCTGGGCGAGAAAGGCGCGGATGGAAT